TAGGAAAGCGTGCCGGATCGTACAACGCATTCTCGTAACTCTGCAAAAATAGGATGTTTAGCATGTATATCTAAATATGAACTGGCTATAACGTTTGAGCCATCTCGTTGGAATGAACAATTTTTAATTAAAGAATGCCTAATTTCATTATTTGTGTGAATTATGCATTCACTAATTAGTGATGACTTTATTTTGCATCCATATAATAAACAGTTTGAAACTTCTCCTTCAATAATACAATTGAATAGGTCGACGCCAGTTATATTAAAACCCTCTTTAATTCGAGAGTCCTTTACCTGAATCCGTTTTGTCTCAGTATCGTAGTTTACTACTCCAGATTTTAGATTACCAAATGCAATTAGGTTAAATAGTGGATCCTTTAGGTTTGCGAAATTTGCCTCTATTACCTTAACATTTGCTTGTAAATCAACATATAGGTTAATTCCAGGATAGCCTTCTTTAAGATTTTGGGGACTTTTTAATGCAAGCAGAGTAGCCTTTTGTTTTTCTAAGATTTTAGAAATTTGCTGCTTTTCAAGTAAGGAATATTGAGAATTATTTTCAAGAACAGCATAGGTTAATTCAGTTAAGTAATTAATTAATTGAACCGCTTCGCTCTTTTTAGTTTGATACTCCTTACCTCCAGCATATCTAATTTCAAGATAACCCTCTGCTAATTTAGCAAAGTTTAGACCAAAATATTTCGATTGTGGAATGTTAAATTGCGTTGGATCAGGCTTTAGCGTTAATGCAGTCTCTGCAATAAATTTATTCTTTGGATAGATGAAATTTATCGAGCCTTTATAGGGCTTTTGTGTTTTATTTAGAGCGCTTGGCCACATTTCATAAATTTTAGCCTCATCAAGGTTTAGAATAAACTTAAGAGTATTTAGGTTTTCCAATGAAATTGGCAAGCCGGCGCTCTTTTTATCAAAAGACAAGTTAATGTGAAGTCCACAACGATCAGTTGTGAATCCGTTCTCAGCAATAACATTCATTGCTCTAAATAGTACATTAACTGCCTCTGCATATGGTAGTGGTGCGGTTACAAATTCGTGCATCTTAAATCCTCCAGAAAAATCTGCTTCCAATTTAAATTGCGATTCAGTAACTGGTATGTTCGACTTGTATGAATCACTCCAAACTACTGATCGGCCGACTGCTTTTTCAAAGATTTGAGCAAGGTTTTCTCTAGTAATTGGCGAAAAGAACTCGAATTCAAATCCAAGTTGTGCGCTTTCAAAGATATGTCTTTTTGATAGATCGTTGTACATATTAATATTTATCGATTTATTGCAATGAATGGTACATTTAATTGCGGTTTAGCATTGTCAATTATTGCAAGTAATGACTCATCTCTAATCCACAGCTGACTTAACACATAATCATGATCCTCTTCTTGTACCATTGTTTTAAAGAGCCTGATATTTGCAATTGAGTAATCCCCAGCCATTAATGAATAATTAGAGGCTGATGATAAGAGCGGAGTGCTTAATGGCATAAAACTTGAATAGTGCTTGTTAAGTTTATTATAATTTTTAATGTTTGCTGGGTCCTGTTGAAATGAGTATCTGGTAACTCCAATTTGAGAAAATTCATTTGATATTGGGATGATTAGCGCGTACCAAGTATCTCTAGAGACTGGCCCAGTCTCAAAATTAATGACTGTAGAATTAACAGTTATAACTAGCCGAAGCTTATCCGTTCCAGCATCGTTCCAGATGACGCTGGAGATCATTAAGCCGTTTCCATTATTATTATCTTTAGTCCGAAGTATTGGCGAATCTGTAAAGCTCTGATTAAATTTGACTAGCGCGACAAACGTCATATTTGAATATTTTGTCAGGTCTTGCTTTTCTCTATAGATTACAGCAGTTTCTGATTTTTTAATTTTCAGTTTACCCGCATCCAGTGCTAAATTTTTTCTAACGCTTGAGCCGAGGGATTTATAGCCTTCAACTAATACATACCGGCCGAGTGCAGTAAATGAGTCCTTTGGCCCGTTTAGTTTAACTGAGGTCGATCCACCAGTAAAATAATTGGTATCGCCAACGTTCAGCCTTCCACCCAACCAGTCTAGAAAGACTTCACTCTCTTCATAGGAATAGAATGCATTTGGGGTATCTGGACTTAAGTATTGATCTGCTTTCGAATTTGCAGCAATTGGTGAGTATGATTGCAAGGTCGGTAAAATTAAAGAAAGATCATAATAGTGCTCAATTAATGGAGCATAGTTATATGTAATATCTAAAATCTTTGATCTTAGGTTTGGATGTATTCTTTCTCGGACTTCATCGAACCTTTTTGAGATTGTTGAATACTGCTGTTTCATTAGAGCATCTTCGGTTTGAACCTTTGCCTCAGCGCCAAATAGCTCATCAGTTGTCATTATGACATTGTCCAAAGAGGTCTTGATAGCCGGATCCTCAATCAACATGTCAATATTTGGATGAAACTTAGTTAACTGAACTTTCCAATAGATCGGCTCCATCATAAAGCCTCTGTGTAGGTATGAGCCCTGAATTTCATACATTCGATTAGTTAATGGAAAATAGAGATAGTCTCTTTTTCTTGGCTGTGAATTTGCTCCAAAGATTGATTGAAAATAAGTATGATCGATATGAATTTCGAATGGAATTTCAAAGTCTACACCAAATTCATTAAAGGCAGGCTTTGAATCTGGGAAAATATTGTCCGGTACCATAACCTTAACGCATTTTCGGTTTGTAGTTTTATACAAGGTCCATTCTTTAAAAATAAAATCGCCAGATTGTCGATCCGGCTCAGTTTTAAAGTAGACTACTTCGTGGCCGAATATCTTGTTTGTCTGTAGACTTAATTCGCGAGCAATGCCTATTGCCGAGTCTACTCCATACGGATTGAAACTAGCCTCACGATCAGCAATGATAACTGGACAGCCTTCAGCATTACATGAAACTGTGCCATATGAAGTTTCTGGTATAGATAGCGAATTACTAACGACTGTTAATTGTATCTCTTCAATTACTACTGGCTGTGCCAGTGCAGCATAAGTCAAATTATCATAGGTAAACTTAAATTCAAAATATGCAAAATCAGATTCATCAATTGGCGTGGTTGCTGCATCGGTAAAATTTATCCAAAGAGACCAGTTTTGACCATCTTTTGACCATCTAAATTGTCTTGCTAAATTATTGTTTAAATTTTCATTAAGCTCAACAAAAGCAGTTATTTCACTAATTTTTACCAAATTAGGCACCGGCGAATCTAGTCTAAAAATTCGATAATTCTTACTATAGGTGATCGAATTGCTAGCGGCATCGGTAACTAATTTAAAGAGTAAATTCCGCATTGGTCGTGCTTTTTGTTATTTATCGCAGCTATACTGCTTTGTAAGTTTAAATAAATAATCAAAAAGATCGGAGTACGCTATGAGACCATTAAACCACAAGCTTGTGCTCGACCCAATGTGGCTGTGCCAAGCAAATTATGTAGACTTAGAGTACTACACTTATGTGCTATTGGATGCTCAACAGAAGTATCTAAAGAATCTGGAATCAGATTTTAGTAACTTTTATGAAATTGCATTTCACTATTTTAATCTAAATACGGTACTCGCGGATAAGAAGCTTTATAATGCAAGTTTAGAAACCGTAAATAGCCACCAAAATTTATTGGAAATAGTTAATACCCTAGCTAAAAAAGAGGATTTAGGCCAAGGTTCACAAATTGTAACTATGGCTTCTGAAATTTTAGGTCAAACCCTAAAGGTCTATCTAGAAAGACAAACTGCTGTATTAAAGCACATGCACTTCTACTTTAATAATATTAAGCTTCATAAGGAGAATAAAGTTTATATCGTATGTCGTAGTACGCGAACTGACACTTACGATATTATTAAACTTGCGCTAGATAGTAAGCGACCCCTAGGTTGTTCACTAATTAAGTGTGCAACTTTGGAATCTCCTGATCTTAAGGAAAACGAATTTAAGAATCGTTTACTTGAATTAAAACCAAACCTGGATGATTTTTCGCCAGAAAAGAATGTGATTGTATGCACCTAT